CGACGGTTTGCATCAGCTTGTTAATGGCAACCGATGCAATTTCAAGTGACTGCCCTAGCTCTTTACCTGCTGGCGAACCGGCTTCGATGAAAGCAGAGATAGAGTCTTTTGCAAATCCGAAAACAGCAAACGCCGCTTTAAGTGCTAGTGCAACGCTAACCAAAGGCAGCAAGCTTTTTGTGAGTGAACCGAACGCTGTCGCAGCACCACCAATGCTTGCTTTCATTGGCCCTAGTGAAGCACCTACGTTTGCTAGGGATTGTCCCATGTTCTTCGTGCTAACCGTGACCTTCTGAGACATATCTTGAACGCTCTTCGACATTACCTGCGTTTGCTTGGCAATATCGTTAAGCACCTTGCTTGCCATGTCTTGAGCACTAACTTCTATGCTAACGTCTGCCACGGCGTTTCTCTCTTTCTGCCCGTTCGTATTCGATTCGGCTTACGTTCGACTTAAACGCTAGCCACAATTCAATCCACCATGCCGACTGGTCAAGCGTACCACCGGCAACGGGTAAGTGCGTTTCTGCTAACTGTGCTGCGTTGACCGACTCGACTATCTCTCGGCTGTATTCGCGCGGACACTGCGAAAGCTTCCAAGTTGTCATCGCGTCGGCATCGTCTTCTATCTCTATTGCGTTATCTGTTGTTGGCTTATCCAAGCAATCCTTGCCGCACCCCTTGCATAGTTCGCCACACGCCAAGAGTGCCGCGATTCTTACTTTTTTTGGTCAGACTCCGATAGCCTTCCCGCTTCGGTAATCCGTCGCACAAGGTCGGTAGCTTCTTGGAAAGTCATCAGGTCAATCATTGCATCGATGGTAAACGGCTCGAGTTTATCCCAAGACGATATTCCGATCGTCAGTGCCTCTTCGATTAAGTCCATTGCTCGAAGCGGGTCGTTATTGGTCTGCATTTCTTTAATCAGCTTGATAAGCTGCCGCTGCTGCCGAAACGATAACGCCTTGCACTTGAGATTTCCGAAGCTTGCCTCTAGTGTGTACTCTTCGCCTGGTTCTAAAAAGTTGCCCACTTTTTATCCTTTTAGGTTGGGGTGAAAGTGAAATACAGTTCTTCGTTTTGAGTTGAACCATTCTTGGTGCAAAGAAACTCGATTTCGTCGGTAACGATTCGATTCCTATCACCTTCTTGGATGTTGATAATCTGTGCCTTCGGTGCGGTAATGCCAAGCGTCGAGGTGCTCGGCCCGTCTAGCGTGATTTGTAAAGCGTAGGCGGTCGAGGTCGTCCAGATGTTATGACGGTTCTGAGTTGCAACCAGTACCGATTCCGGGTTTGCGGTAATCGTCGGACGACGGTTGGTGATAATGCCGTGAATGAAACCAGATGCTTGAGTTGCATCTTCGAGCATCACAACTTCGTTGCCAGCGTCAATGGTTATCTGCTCGACCTTCATTGCGACGCTATTAAACGTGCAAGCGGTCGCGGATGCAAACCGAAGCGGTGAGTCGGTCGGATAGCTTGGTGCAATGATTGCCGTATCAGTAGGCTCGACGTAAACGCCAGTGAAGGTCCATTCAATAGTAATCATTCGGCCTGTCGGTAGGGTCATTACCCAAGAACCCACTGAGCCTTTAATTGTTTTAAGAACGCCGTTAATGTAGACACCCATTGTCAAAGTCTTGACGTTGGTTCCTGGTGCCTCACTGCGTGGCTTCCAGACGTTGGTGGTTTCCGTCCAACCACAACCTGGCATCAGAACAGAGAAGATAGTCGGTTCGGTTGCACTGCCATCCCAAGCTAGGTCGGTTTTGAAAGTCAGCGTTGCCGATTGTCCTTGAGGGATTGCGGTAAGGTAGTTGAATGAGCCGCTGCCTTCCCTGTCTTCAAGCGATATCGACGGCTGGAGCATCACGTCGTAAGCATTGAAAACACCTTCGGAAGCAGTCAAGGCTTCTGCTGTACCTGGCGTTGCTTCCACCTTTGCGGCAAGCGTGCGTATTCTCTTGAGCAGTGGCATCTATATTATCTCCTAACTTCGAATGGGTCGGTTTCGCTGGAACGGTAGGTAACTGTCAGAGGCACGCTAACGCCTTGGTGGTCGCCTTCATTACTGATAAACGGTTCGGTACTTCCAAACTCGGCAAATAGTGCAATGTCTCGAAACGTGTACCAGTCCGATGAATTCGTTATTGCTTTGCGGATATTACCGGCAGCACGATTCTCCGAAACTGCGTGCGGTGTTTCGCTTTTGTCGAGGTCTCGCAGGAACATCTTTATTTGATATTCAACTTGATAGGCACACGCCGGAGGATTGCCTTCGTGGTCAAGCTCTGGCAATCGGTCTTCACTACCCTGAACAACCAAGATTCGAAAGTTCTTCGGAGTCCAATTGCGTGCTGTTCTGTCAGGTCGGATGACATCGACGACATCAAAATCGAACGAAGCCGCGAGGCTGATTAACTCAAGCCTTTCGACTATTTCGAGTGCAATTCGTTCGGGTATTGAAAGTATCGCTGAGGTCATTTCTTTTGTCTTGGTTTAACGAACTTAATCCGGTCGATTCTGCGTTTGAGGTTCTTTCGTAGTCGTACATGAGCCATTGCGCGGAGTTGCTTTTCTCCGCCAATCTTTTTGATTATTTCTGCTACATTAACTCCCTCTGATGATTTCAGTGGGTATCTGTGTTCTCCTCGCCTTTCCCAAATCGTGTAGCCAAGCTTTTCAGTATTTGGGCCAAACCCTTTCGGATAGATAATTCTTGAACCGCCTTTCATAACTTTTGCGGTCGTTATCGATTTCTTCTTTCCGGTCTTTCTTTTCGTTGAACCTGGTGGCTTTTTAACTACCTTTGGAACTTGTTTAGGCCCAAACCATCGAATCGGTATCTTGATATCTTTGATTAACAGTTTCCCGCCTGGTATCTCGTCACTCATTGCACGAGGATTCGCGAAGAATAGCTTGATACGAGATTCAATAATTTTCTTTGGTGTCTTTTTGCTCCTTGGCGGTTTTGTAACTTGTATGGTTGCTCTAATCATTCGTCCTGCATCAAGCCGCATTCCTTTAATTGTGGCGTTGATTGCAGCACGTTTAGCAAGTCTCAATTCATCTCTGGTTGCTTCTAGCTTTTTGAGCATGGCATCAGCTTGCTTTAATGCCGCTCCAAATTTAATCATTGCAAGAGCAACCTTAAGAACCCTGTAGAATCTGCTTGCACTCGAACAATAGCACGTCGCACTGAAGTCTCTCCTAGCCTCAATGCGACCGCTATTTCATCTCCACCTGTCTCAATTTCAGTCGACGAGATCCCAGTCGTCGAATTGTTGAGAACTCGAACCACTATTGATTGAGATTGCACATCACCCAGTTCCGGCACAACCGATAGCTCATCGCGTAAAACCATTGCGGTTACACTTCGAGAACTACCGGCTAGCGGGTAATAGGTGACAGACTCCCCGAACTGCCGTAGCAGTCCAAGAGCACCTGTCTTAGCCATCTGCAATGCAAAGCGGTTTGTCATAATTAGGTGGTAATGTTGCTCAACAAGTGACCAGCCTCAGCGTATAGAACCACTTCATCCACGTCGTGACGAACGCGAATGATGCTGCTTCTTGTCTGCTCTTCGCGGTAGCTTTCAATCGATCCACCGATTGCACTGCCGTCAGCCGACCAATGGAAGGTTCGACCGATGCAAGGCTCTCGGAAGTCTGCTCCGGTTGCAATCTTGCAGACCATTGCATACTCACCCGACCAAATCTGAACCGGAGAAGCCGACTGGCCTTCGATAGCGTTGTTCTTGGAGCCACCAGCAACCAAGATGAACGGCAAATCAAAGACCTGAGCCAACATCTCAACCGTGACGTCGGTAGGCTTGGTTGGATCGCCAGCACCAGCCGATTGAATGCGTTCAACAACTTGGTCGGAGTTACGCAAGTTACGGAACACCTTCTGATTGATAATCAAAGCGTTAGCCCAAAGACCACTGTTGTCGTAAATCTTTTGGACTGCTGCTTCAACGTCGGTAAGCGGGACGCAGTTGGTAGCGTCGTCCCATTCGTGAGTGATGGCAGTCGTTAGGCTTGCACCGTTCCAAGTTGTGGTGTTAAACACCGACGCTGCGACGCGTTCTTCTTGAGCACGCAAAACGGCGTTATAGGCACGAGCGGTGCTGATAACTTCGGCATCGAAGTATTCAGCGTACATCTCGGCTTCGCGATCATCGACAGGTTCTTCCGCACCGTACTCGACGCAAGTGTACGAGCCGGTCGTGAAGGTGAACTTGCCGCGATTGTATCCGGCACCAGGAGCACGCTTGGTGTCTCGCTGTTGCAAGAGTTGTTCCAGTGGAATCTTACCGAAGACTCCGGCCTGCGAAAGAACATCTACAACCGGAAATACTCGGTTCGAGATGTAACCTCGCTGGTCCATTGCCAGGTCGAATTCCATCAGGCTATCAGCCAGGTCAGGACGTAAGGTTGCTAAACTTGTGCTTGGGGAAGGCATTGTCTTATTCTCTCTTTGCTTGTTTGATTGTTAAGAAACACTACGGGCTTAGCACCGTGGGCGAGCACCTCACCCGTAGTGCTTGCGAGGGGAACGGGTCAACTACTATGCTGCTTCGAGCACGTAGGTAAGTAGCACGTCGATGTTGGTCGAAGTGGTCAAATCACTGCCGGTCTTACCGATAGTGATGGCGGTGTTAGTGTCAACGGTCGTGAACGAAGCACCGTCAGCAAGAACGGTCGCGTTCGCTGCACCTGCTCGAACAACTGCTGACTGCGTTAAAGCAGCAACGGCAACAGCAAGAAGCTTGACGGATGTGGTTCGAGTGCCGAGAACGTCAACGGTCGTTGCACCAGCAGCAGCACCACCGATTGAAATCATGGTGACATCTTGCAAGCGGTACTTAAATCCTGGAACAGCAGGAAGCAAAGTTGCACCAGCGTTGACGTTTGCGGTCGTGGTACGAACGCGAGCCACCTGAGCAGCGGTCTGATTGCCAGACAAGCCACCACCGCTAATGCTCATCACTTCGATGATATCACCGTCGGTCGTGCTGGTTTCCAGTGCGATACCTTCGACAACGGTTCCGCTTGAAGCAACCTTGCCGGATGCAGCAGCGTAAACCAAATTGCCAGCAGTAATTGCACCGCTTGCAACCATCTTGCGGCTACCAGCAGCACTACGCAAACGAACCGAAACTACATCACCAGAAGCAAACGATTCGACTTCCATCGTGCCGAGTGCTTGGTCAGCAGCGGTTGCAACTACAAGAACGCCGCTAGAAATCTTAACTCGAAGGTACTGGTCGATTGCAGCACCAGCGGTAAAAGCCTTTGTGTTTGTATCAACGTATTGACTCATCTTATTAGCCTTATCTTAAATTGGTTTCGAAAGAAAAATGTTTCCGCAATTAGCGGATGCCAGACTCGGACAACATCGCTGCCCGCAATCCTGGGTTCTCTTTGTTAGCACGACGAACAGCCGAAGCTTTGTCGATGCCGCTCTTTACGTGCTTCTCAACTGCGTCTTTCCACTGCTGTGCGGCGTTCTTGAAAGACTGAACCGGAGCAGAGCGGACAACCTGAACGCCACGAGCACGCATAGCAGGCTTCTCTTCTTCCATCGGCATAACATGCTCTTCGGCCTTTGCGGCTTCGAGTTGTGCCTTGTACCCGTTCATCTCTTCTTCCATTGCCGACATCTTTGCGGACATTTCGTCCATCTTCGACATCAACTCCTCAAGGAGCATTTCTCCAACGTCATCCATCGACTTCTCTTCTTCGAGAGCCTTCACGATGAACTCGGGAGATGCTACCTTGCCATACCTCGCTTTGATGCTCTTGGCAGTCGCAGCGATTTTCTCTGTTGCCATTTCGGAATCTCCTAAAGGCACAACACCATCGCCGGACGGATCGCCACTCACTTTGAGCGACGCAAGAACCCGCTGCGGCAAATTTCCTCTTGATTCAATAACTCGACTCGTTTTCTTAGTCGATAGGATGCGGTCAACCAGACCAGCGTCACGCGCCTCCGATGCGGTGTACCAAGTCTCGGCGTTCATAATCTGCTTGATTTCTTCTTCACTTCGTCCGGTGCGTTCCGAGTAGGCAGCAATCATCGACGACTGAAGCTTCTTGAGTAGCTCCGACATCTTCTCATGGTCGTTGCCATCGCCTTCCGTCATCGTGTACGGATTGTGCAGCATCACGTAACCGTTCTCGGTAATCTCGACGGTA